GTGAGGAGGGGCTTCTCACCCCAGGGATCTACCTAACCAAAGAGGTTAAGGTAGAAAGCGGATTCACACCGCTTCCATGGAAACCACCCCGTTAGAGGGTGGGCCGTCGGTGGCGTATCCCAGTTGGGAGCGACACCTAGTCTCTTGCGATATCGAACCCTATCAAGCCTGATAGAGAAAGACATCGCATTAATCGATCGCCGCAAAAAGCATAAATAGAGCCCATAAGGGTTCCACCTACGCGCTTTGACCCTCCGAGGTATGCGGAAACCACTCTCGCCGATTCGGACCTTGGAGGCAACGGGTTCGTACTTAGTGTATAAAACACTTTGATACTTCCGTGAATGCCTCAAGCTATCCTTAACGACGGAAAATGGAATCCGGACACCGGAGTCGTCGTTCTCCCAGATAGGAACTGGAGTCCAGGGAACTTCTAAGAGAAGTTGCTGAACAGTCCTACTTAGGCGAACACCTGTTCTTGTCGAGAACAGGTTAAGCTGGTTAATTGCAACGAAGCGATCCTGTATGGAGCGTATACTTTTTAAATATACACCCCGGATGTTGATTCCTTGGTAGAAATCAGATCCACAGGACTCGCGGAACGGACCTTTGACAAAGGTCTTGCTAGAATTAACAACAAATCCGAGGATCCTCAGAAGACGAAACACCGAGACCACAATTTCTTGTGGTACGATGATATCGTCCCCGAAGACCCCGAAGTTGCCGTTATTTCTACCTCTAGGGTAATAGGGACGAATCCCATGTGCCCGAAAGGCTGCAATTACCACACTTGCAAAGAGCATGGTCTGCAATGGGAACGTAAAACCGTTACCCATCGTAGATACCATATCCAGTGCAAATGAGCCAATTCCCGGTAGGTCGGAAGAAGGTGAGCGAAGCCGTAATAAGAAGGACATAAAGTCCCTCGGAAGTACGGCCTCCAACATCTTCAAACCCAGCGAGTCAGAAGCACTTTCAAGATCTATAGTACATAGATTGTCGAACGTGCTTCCGATTCTGGCCAATTCACGGTTCTTGAACTGCTGGCTACCCATCTCTATTCCGAAATGGGTACTTAAGCGACGCTCAAGTATCGCACCGAACCCAAGCTGATAGAACATATTCAGAGTGGGCTCAATGCAGATGCACCGCGATATTTGGTCGTTCTTCGGAACGAAACTGAGACGACTACCTTCAACTATGGCGACACCTTCAAAATCCCGATCACGCAGCACTTCGGCTGCATCGGTATCAGGGTGTTCAGAAACATAGTCCCTATATTCATCATATAGGAATTGACTCGTACAGCTAAGGGCAGAGGAGTACATTTTAGTGTACTCATCACCGCCACCTCCGAGAATACTAGCTCCAGGGCCACATCGACCTTCGTCGAGGATAGCCCTGTAGTTTGTAACGAGGGGAAAGGACTCCCACCGTCTCCCGGGGGGACCTTCAACGTTCCAGAACTCCCAAATGGCGCGTCTTAATTCGCCAAATAGGATATGGTCGTCGTCGGTCTCCAGCTGCAGCCTCCAGTCTCCAACTGCTTTATTCACGGTCAGAAACTTCAAGAGCGCCTTGCTATCCATTGAATCTGTGTTCTCAACCCTAAATTTCTTAAGGAAGGAATTCAGAATAGATGCAGCGGCAGCGACTTTTGGAGTCATGGGCACATCTGGCTTAACACTTTTTGACTCGAAGTCAAATATGTCGCCAAACTGGTCCATTAAGTCTGATTGAAGGTTTGAGTAAAGAGCAAGGGCTTTAGGTTCCACTTGTTCGTCTCCACGTAGTAATCCTACAGGAACTTCTTACGGTAGGTTTCCATAGCATTACCGCATATGCCGGAAAGGTCATATGTGTTTTTGCTATCGGTCGCCATCGTAAAGAATCTCCGCACTAGGCCATCAAAAGTCAGGCTGGTAAAGACCCGACGATTTCCGACCTTATCCATAAGCGGGAGCGAAACCTCGTTATACACGCGGTTATTGCTCCTTAGCATAAGGACATAGCGGGACTTGCCCCAAAGTCCGAATGAGCGAGCCTCGATTGCTGTGCAGGCAGCGCGGTACGATATATCATCGAACACGCGCATGCCCGTAAGCGTCCAAAGCTCCTCATCAGACGTAAGGATAGCAAGGTCAAACACAAGTTTAGATCGTTCGATTTTCATCTTAGCCTCACGAGAGGGAATAGTGGATTACAGGATGATCCGCACAAGATCTGGAAACTTCTCAAAGACGGTATCGACTAAGATACCGAATAGGAAGCAAGCCAGGTCACGTGCTCTTGGACGACGGATATCTCTATCCGTTGCCCGCCGTCGTGGGAAAGTCATGACCGTAAGGTCAGAGGACGCCCGTGAGCAGCGTATCCGACAGGTCGTCGCTCTCTTCATTGAGGACGCCGACCAAGAAGGAGATCATCGCTCGAATGTTGATCGCATCAGAAGCATCGGACCCAGCCGGGATGTCAAAGTTGACACGAACCCGAGCAATGGCCTGAGTGCTGTTCGCGTCAATGCGAACACCTTTGCGAATCAACATACCGTACGTGTTGACGGGGACCTGCGAGTAGCGGCCAGTCACAGGGTTCGGGGCCGGCAGCGCTTTTGGCGCTGCAGGCTTAAAGAACGTAACTGAGAAAGGATCGCTAATCGTATTCGCCCTAACATTGGTTTGCGTGCCGCCTAAGGCGGACACAACCCACTGTTTCTGGCCGTTCTGCACCGTATCCGCAGTTAGCGTATACGTTGGCGAAGTCAGGCCAGTTTGGGTTCCTCCGGTAGTTGAGGAATCAGGAGAGAAAGGCATGAGACAATCTCCAAAGAGGTTAAAAGGGGATCATTTTGAAGTGAAGCCTTCCTAAAGCGGCCATGTTCAGCCACTTTAACGAGGACATACCTGGTATCTCGAACCTAAATGAAGGTACGAGAGAACCATAGTAGGGCCCCCGAGTGATAGCTTCACGTCGCCATGACAGTTTGCCTGGGTGTCCGATGTCAGCAACTGTGACAAACGTCGGGTCTGTACTAGGGTCGACCCGCTCATCTACCGAGTAAATGGTAGATACAGCGAGAGTCCCTTTCGAGACCCAATGCAAGTCACTTTGGTTAAACGACCATGCGGACAGAAGATCACCAATATTGGTGAAATAGTCAACCAGGAACGAGTATGGAATAAGCTCCCAGACAGTGGGAACGAAGGACCGGGGATCAAACCCCGTGTAACGCATATCAGGGACATAGCCGAATTCATTAAGAACTCGGACCATTCCATAATATTTGACGTGCCCTTCCGAATCCTGTCTGGTAGCCCAACTCCAGGTGATACCACCATTGCTTGTACTGTCGCGATCGCCGGAGTGAGTAGACGACTTATTAAAACCCTTAGCGCGGACCATTTCGAATGGCCGCTGCTTATGGTAATATTCAGTCACCGCCTCATACCCAGCCTTCACGTCAGAAAACAATGGTAACCACCCGTAGCTCCATTCGAGCCAGGTTTCCGCGAGGAATTTCTCCTTACGCCACTGCGTCCATAAGCCTTTAGCTTTCCTACCCTTCCGAAGAAAGGCAAGATAGTTTTCAAGCCCATAACGCAGCGACTTCGCGGGTGACTTAATCATCCTAAGCGCCTCTCCAAGTTCACCGAGGATAACACCGGACTGTAAGGCCCGTTGCGCCTCGTAGCACTTTTTGAGGAAGTTAGTCTGAGCCAGGCGATTGGCTTCATCAAGAATTACCGTCTGTGGAGGTCCAGGCGGCGAAAAGCGAATTAAATCGCCTTCTGACGTATATGACCAACGCTTCGATAACCCCGAGGGATTCAGCGATTTCGGCTTCAGAAGCCGAAACAGATGCCCCTTGGTGATCTGAGGGTAGATACGAAAACCCGAGAGGGTAGTCGTAGCATTCTCCTGATTCGCGATAAGCCAACGCCAACGACCCAGATTATCGCCACGCACAACGGAGTTGCTAAACGTATTCGTTAGCAATTCACCGGAAGTGCGAGTTGAAAAACCTGTGTCATCAACGTTGACCCCCGTTTCACGGAGACGCCACCTAACAGAACTGGTTACCGTTGTAGTCATAGTCAGCTCGATTGAGTCCGCATTACAGCGGACAGAGGAGGCAGTTAACCACTGCCCACATCCCTAAACATTAGACCGAACTAGCACGGGTGATAAAACCCAAAGCTAATGAGGCTTACTGCAAGGGACCCTGCGGTCCGTTAGGATCCGCAAGAGGTAGGCCCGAAAGGGCC